ACAAGTATTCTTTCAGCAGTTTCACAAGGTAGAGATGGCATAAAGCTAGATTTGCCAAACAAGTATAAAGCATGGGAGAACTTAAGAACATTCTTTGACTGGGGTAACAAGAAAGAAAATGATACTCAAACAAATAGCTTAATAGAAGCAATAAATACTTCAACAAAGAAATTATATTCAGACGAAGAAAATAAAGAAATTTCAGATGAAGATTGGAAAAATGCAACAAAAGACTATTAAAATACTAAGAAGGAAAAGATGTAGATGGCAAATGAAAAAAGTATTGTTCAAAGACCATTTCAATTTCAACCATTTAGCAAAAAGCAATTAGCATTGTTATCATGGTGGGGAAAGGACAGTCCGTATAAAGATAAATTTTTATGTGTTGCGGACGGAAGTGTCAGAAGTGGAAAAAGTAATTCCATCAATGCTAATATTTACTGTCCAAACGGCAGAAAGAAAATGGGTGAAATTAAAGTAGGAGATTATGTATTTAATAGAAAAGGAAAGCCTGTAAAAGTATTAGGTGTATTTCCACAAGGAGTGCAAGATGTATATAGAATTACATTTCACGATGGAAGTTCTGGGCTGTGTGGAAAAGAGCATCTGTGGAGCTATACTACACAAAAGTGTGTTTCAAACAAACATTATACAATGTATACTTCTACACTAGAAGATATAATGACTGACCTTGAAAGATATAAGAATAGAAATACAATGCACAAGAGAGCAGGTAAATATAGATTCCCTCTAAATGGTTGTGTTGAATTTGAATCACAAGAAGTAAAAATAGACCCATATCTTTTAGGATTATTATTAGGTGATGGGTGCATGACAGGTGGTTCTTCACTTTCATTTACTAATGATGAATACGAATTACATGAATATGTAAAAAATGCGGTTTCATATTATGGGTGTGGTTATACATATTATGAAAGAAACGGTAAACATTGTGCGAGAGGTTGTATAACACATAATGATGTTTTGAAAGAAAGTCTAATGTATTATGATTTATATTATAAAAGGTCTGAAACAAAATTCATTCCTGTTGAATATAAATATAATTCAAAAGAAGTAAGATTACAGATATTAGCAGGATTACTTAATACAGATGGTTCTGCACTATATAATAGACCATCAATAAGTTATACAACAGTTTCAAAAAGATTATATGATGATGTTGCAGAAGTAGCTAGGTCATTAGGCATGTTTGTAAATACAGAAAAAAAGCCAGACACTAGAGAAAAGAATAAACATACTTGTTATGAATTGACTATTAGAGTAAATAAAGATTTATACAGGCTACTTTATTCTAAGCATAAATCAAGAATAAAACTAGATGCTATAAAGCAGAAAAACTGGCGGCTAATAAAATCAATAGAATATGTTGGAGAAGAAGAATGTCAATGTATTTATGTAGATGATGATGAGCATCTATATCTTACAGATGATTTTATAGTAACACATAATACAGTAGTAGCAATAACCTCATTTGTGTTGTTTTTAATGTCAAACTTTAATTATCAAAATGCTTCTATTTGTGGTAAGACAGTAATGACAGCAAGAAGAAACTTAGTGAATCCGTTAAAACAAATATGTATGACATTAGGTATAGACATAATAGACCATAGAAGTGAAAATTTCTTAGAGTTGCATCAAGGTAGAACGTGTAACTTAGTATACATCTTCGGTGGCAAGGACGAGAGAGCACAAGACATGGTTCAAGGACTTACACTTGCATGTTCTTTAATAGACGAAGTTGTACTTATGCCAGAATCATTTTATAATCAGTTAATAGCGCGTCACAGTATAGATGGAGCTAAAATAATAACAACATCAAACCCAGGTAGTCCGTGGTCATGGTTTTATAAAGAAGTTATAAAAAGATTACCACAAATAAATGGAATGTATTTGCATTTTACAATGGATGACAATCCATCATTAAGTGAAGAAGTAAAGAATAGATACAAGTCATTATATAGCGGAGTATGGAAGCATAGATTCATCGATGGTCAATGGTGCGTTGCCGACGGGTTAATTTATGATATGTTCTCAGAAGTAAATATAAAAGAATCAGAAGATATACCATATGATTTAGCAGAAAAGTGGTATATCGGTATAGACTATGGCACAGCTAATGCAACAGCATTTGAATTAGGATTTATTACAGAAAATAAAGAAATATATATATGCAAAGAATATTATTTTGCAGGAAGAATAGAAGCACAAGAACAAGGAGATTATAGTGCTCAAAAAACAGATATTGAGTATGCAGATGATTTGAAGCAATTCATAAAAGATAATGAATATATAACTGGAGGACTAACATATAGAGAGATACTTTCAGTTGTAGACCCTGCGGCGAGTAGCTTTAAGTTACAAATCAGACGATTCCACATGAAAACAAAAAGTGCTAACAATGATGTACTAGATGGAATAAGAACAGTAGCAACATTGTTTTCACAAGGAAAGTTATTTATAAGTAAAGAATGTACACACTTAATACAGGAGTTACATACATATAGTTGGGATAAGAAAAAACAGGAATTAGGTATAGATGCTCCTTGCAAGGTGAATGACCATTGCTCAGATTCACTTAGGTACTTAGTCATGGAAGCAACAAGGAGAAGTCCATTATCAAATGTTACAAGAAAAGTTGGATTATAATATTATATCATATTGAAAGTTGGTGAATTACATATAAATGTCTGAAATAGGAGAAAGATATACTACAGTAAATGGTGAATATGAATATTCTACTAAAAAGTATAATGAAACAATAAATCAGTTGATGGCTTCATATACAGGCACACCATTTAACAAATATAAATTATTAGATGACGCATATAGGGCTAGTGGCATATTTGAAACTGGGGATGCTTTAATTCCACATCCAAGAGAAACAGCAGAAAAGTACGTAAGAAGAAAAAATATGTCGTACTTTATAAATTATGTAAAACCTATTGTAGATGCACACATAAACCTTATATTTAAGAATGAGCCTGTAAGACAAAATACTTCATCAACTTATGACTTATTCTTAAATGATGTTGATGGTAATGGTACAAGCCTTACAAGATTTATGAAGAAAGCGGCAATAAGGGCAAAACTACATGGCGTTGAGTTTATAGTAATAGATGCGCCTATAATAGAACAAGGAACTATAGTAACAAAGCAAAAATTTATAGATGATAGACTTTATCCTTATTTATATTTAGTAAGTCCGTCGAATATTGAAGATTATGTTGTTGATAAATTTGGCAGACTAATATACATAAAGTATAGTGTAGAGAATGACACAATAGATAAAGATGGAAATAAAAGGGTAATTTCAGAAGATTGGACATTAACCAATGATTTTTGCATAAAAAGTATTGATGGGAATACAGAAAGATTTGAAAATACAATAGGTGTAATTCCAATGATTCCTGTATATGGAACTATAAATAATAGTGATGATTTAATTCCACAATCAGATATGTATGCAATAGCAAGAACTAATCTTGCATTATTTAATGCTTGTAGTGAGTGGAGAGAAATAACAAGAAGTCAGGCATTTAATCTATTGGTTTATCCAGTAGGTGAAGATGATGATTATGAAGATGTTGATTCACTAAATATTGGTACAAGTGACTTACTGCTTTACAGAAATGGTCATCAACAGCCAGAATGGATTTGTCCTTCAACAGATGCTTCTGATATGATTAGCAACGAAATAAGTATGTTGATAAAAGAAATATATCGTATGGCAAATATGCAATTTATTCAACAGCAATATATTTCTAACGTATCGGGTTCAGCTATGCAGATGATGAATCAGCAACTATATCAGTCATTAACAGAATTAGCTAATGGATTACAAGAAGTAGAAAAAAGAATAGCTAGAATTTTTGCATAAAAAGTATTGATGGGAATACAGAAAGATTTGAAAATACAATAGGTGTAATTCCAATGATTCCTGTATATGGAACTATAAATAATAGTGATGATTTAATTCCACA